AAGAAAAATGTCTAAACTCAAATGGACAACTGAAAAGAGATTGATTAAAGAACTCATCCCATATGAGCACAATCCTCGCAAGTTAACCAAAGACCAACTCGAGCAACTCACCAAATCCTTAAAGAAATTTGACCTTGTAGAAATCCCAGCAATAAACTTAGATAATAAGATAATAGCAGGTCATCAACGGTTAAAAGTTATGTCCACTATTGGAATGGGCGATGAGTTGATTGATGTCAGAGTTCCGAACAGGTTATTAACAGACGAGGAATATAAAGAATACAACATCCGCTCAAACAAAAATACGGGAGAATGGGACTGGGAAGTGCTAGGAAATGTGTTTGATAAGGATCAGCTCGTGGAATGGGGTTTCAATGAGCTTGAATTGGGGCTTATGGTGCTTGGGGAGGATGGATTTGATGAATCCGCTAACTCAGGGGACTCAACCTCACCGTTGGTCAAAACAGGCGAATTATGGCAGTTAGGCACTCATAGGTTGCTTTGTGGTGATAGCACCAAAAAGGAGGACTGGGACACTCTTATGCAAGGCGAAAAAGCTCAGCTAATTTTCACAGATCCGCCTTACAATGTGGATTATAAGAGTTCTGCAGGCAATTCATACTCAAAAGGTAAATACGGAGGCAAAGGTAAGATTTTTAATGATAACAAAAACGACGAAGACTGTTTGTTTTTCTATACGGAAGTTCTTAATAGATTATACGAGAACTCCAAAGATGATGTATCACTTTACTGGTGGTTTGCTATGGATAACTCTGTGGTCAATCGTCAGGCGTGGCTCACTTCAAAATGGCATTACTTACAAACTATAATCTGGCTCAAAAACCAAATGGTATTAAGTCTTGGGGTGGACTATCACAGAATGTATGAGCCTTGTATGTTCGGCTACAAAGAGAAAAAGAAACACTATTTAAACAGAAAAATCGCCAATTATAAGGATGTCTTTGCTCTTGAAAAGGAGGATTTCTTGGAACTGATGGACGTCTGGTACGAAAGGAGGGATGCTATGCAGGACTACATTCACCCTACACATAAACCTATCAGATTGGCAGAGCGAGCGCTTAACAAAAACAGCAGACCTGGCGACATTGTAGTTGACGCTTTCGGTGGCTCTGGCTCTACGCTCATGGCTTGCGAACAGTCAGGAAGAAAGTCGAGGTTAATTGAAATGGACCCTAAATTCGTACAGACTATACTTAAACGTTGGTCTAAGGCAACAGGAAAGGATCCTATAAGGGTAAGTGATGGTAAGAAGTGGTCAGAGTTAATAACAACAGAAGTATTTTAATATGTCAACAGAATCAGAAAACAAAGGAAGAAACAAAGGTTGGGATAATCTTATACCTCTTAAGCCAGGAGAGACTGCAAATCCTAATGGAAGACCAAAAGGTCAAAGAAACTATGCAACAATTCAAGCGGAAGCTATTAGAAAGCTTGGTGTTAAACTTGGAAAGACTCCCGAGGAAATTGAGGAGGATATAATTCAAAATGGTTTAGCTAGAGCGAATCAAGGAGATTACAGATATTACAAAGATGCTTTGGATAGAACTCACGGCACTGCACTTATGATGTCTAGGGTTGACCATTCAGGGGAAGTTAAAGTCAATACGAATGTAGACTTTGATTCTTTGATAAAGAAAGCTGACGAATTGCTAAAACAAGAAAAACTAAATGCAAAACAAGCTGACAAAGGAGGAAGCAGCGTCTAAGAGCATTCATCAATTCAATGAACTCTATGGTATTACAAATGATCAAGGTCAGAGATTGGATTTTTATGATCATCCGTTTCTCTGGGACATATTTTCTGACTTCTCGCCTATTATTGCTGTAAGGAAAGCGGCACAGGTTGGAATGTCTACACTCTCAAATATTAAAGTGATGTGGGCTGCGCGATATAAAAAGGTTGACATAATTTACTCTCTGCCTGCTATGTCTGATGTTCATGATTTCGTAGGTGGTAAAACAAACAGACTCATCTCGGCTAATCCTATTTTTCAAGAATGGACAAAAGATAAAGACTCAATTGAGCAAAAACGTATTGATAGCAATGTAATTTATTTCAGAGGAACTTGGACCGACAGAACAGCACTTATGATTCCTGCTGATGTGTATGTGGCTGATGAGGTTGATAGATCCAAACAGGATGTTGTCACGCAATTTGAAACACGCTTGCAACATTCTAAACTTGGTTGGCGTTGGTATTTCTCAAATCCAAGCGCTCCTGGAGTTGGAGTAGACAAATATTTTGAGCAATCAGATCAGAAATACTGGTTTGTAGAATGTGAGAACTGCGGACACGACTGGTATCTGACAATGGATAACGTTATGGGAGTACCAGCTTACTTTGGTTGCACAGAGTGTAAGAAAGAGCTAGATCGTAGAAAAGGACGATGGGTTGCAAGATTCCCTGATAAAAAAATATCAGGCTACCAAATCTCTTTGCTGATGTGTCCTTGGGTATCGGCTCAATATATTTTGGATAAAAAGAAATCTTACACTGATGAACAATTTAATAACTTCGTATTAGGAACTCCATATGTTGGTAAAGGTAATGTTCTATCTCAACCACTTCTTTTTCAAAACTTGGTACAAAGAGTTAATCCTCAAGATTCAAGACCTGTCATCGGAGTAGACACAGGAGTTGATATACGATACACGATTGGGAATAAATATGGTCTGTTCTATTTCGGAGAATGTAAGGATTACTCAGAGCTTGAGAAGTTACTTAACAAATGGAGTGACGCAATTATGATTATTGACCAAGGTGGAGATATTATCGGACCGCGCAAACTACGCGAGAAGTATCCTAATCGTGTGTTCTTGTGTTTCTATCGTCAGGACAAAAAGAATGATGAGCTTATCAAATGGAATGATGACGATGGTACAGTGGTAGCTGATAGAAATAAAATGATTCAAACTGTCGTTGATGAGTTCACTGAGAAACGCATACCGATTTATGGTACAGATTCAGAATGGTGGAACTATTGGCTTCATTGGTCGCATATCTACCGAACAGAGGATTACAATGAAAACACAGGCATTACGACTTTCAGATGGTTGCGTTCGGATCGTGATGATTGGGTTCACGCGACAGTCTACTGGCGTATAGGAATGGCACGCTTTATGGATAGTTTTGTATCTTTTGCAGAACCTAAAGCAATAGTGGGAGAAAATGGTCTTGATATCAATCCTGACGGCACTACTTATTTCCGCCCAACGTTTCACTAAATTATCCCAATTGCGAACCATATTGACAGGTTTATAATTAAGTTATTATAAGCTTAACTAATTTTACAATGGCAACAAAAGAACAGGAATATGAAGCGATGAGAGAGTTAGAACATTCGGAAAAGAAGAAACATATTGCTAAGAAGATGAAGAAAAGTCATCTGGGAAAACTATTACATAAACCTGAATATAAAAAAGCAAATAAGAAATTTGATATAAAAGGTTATGAAGAAATGATGAAATAACACATGGCACTTCAAGAAACACGAGCACCATCATCGGGCATATTTGGGGCTATCAAACAAGCTCTTGGCTTATTCTCCGACTTGAACAAAACGGATTCATCTCAAAATGACAATCTAAATCCCACTCCCCATGAAGAATATGAATCAAGTTATTCTGAATTACAGATAGTCCAACTTATAAGACAATGGAAAGAAGATTATGCCAAGTATTATCATGATATAGAACCTTCACAGACAATAGCTTTTGAATATTGGCTCGGCAAACAAAGGGGCGAAGATAACTCTACAATAGCGACAAGCGTGGCAAGTGCTGGAGATATGGTGGATAATCAGATATTCCCTGCGGTAGAAACTTTTATACCTATCGCTACTCGTTCCAATCCTGACCCTATCGTAAAAGCCGACCCATCCGCTGAAGGTCAAGCACTGGCATCAGCAATCAAGACAGTTTTGGTATATGAAGCCGACCGACAGAAACTAAAGAAACTTTTAAAGAGAATTATAAGACATTGGCTTATATATAAAATAGGCGTTCTTAAATATTCCTATAACATATCTTTGGATAGGATAGAAACTGAAGTTATAAATCCCAAGAGGATGATATTCGACCCAAACGGTCATATTGACGTATCAGGGAAGTTTACTGGAACATATATAGGTGAAAGGAAACAAAATTCGGCAGCTAAACTAAAAGAACTCTTTCCTAAAAAGAAAATGGAGATTGATATTAAATCTCAAGGAAAGGACGGAACTAAAATTGAGTACATAGAATGGTGGTACAAAGGCACAGATGTATTTTACACCTTAGATCAGACTGTTCTTGGTAAATATAAAAATCCTCATTGGAACTATGATGTCAAAGCGACCACTCAAGAATCAACAGATGAAAATGGAGCTCCAACAACTGAGGTTATAACTCCAGAGCAAGAAGGCAAAAACTTCCATGACAAACCTTTAGATCCATATGTTTTCCTATCCATATTCTCTACTGGACTTCAACCTCATGATGAAACATCTTTGATAACACAAAACATATCCATACAAGATATGGTCAATAGGCGTTGGAGGCAATTGGATAAGAACATCGATTCTATGAACAATTCCCTTGCAGTAGGTAATGCCTTTACAGCAGAACAAGCTTCACAAGCAGCTTCAGCTTTAAGACGCGGTGTTGCTATTCGAGTGCCTTCAGGAGATATAAGAACCCAAGTTATGAGAATGCCAGCAGAAGCCATACCAGCTGATGTGTTTAATAATTTAAGAGATTCAAGATTGGAGATTCAGAATATATTCGGTACTTCAGGTTCTACTCCTCAAGGTCAAGCATCAGAGCAGACAGCGCGCGGAAAGATACTTGTAAATCAATTGGACTCTTCAAGAATCGGTGGAGGTATTACGGAATATCTGGAACAAGTGGCAGACACGGTTTACAACGGTTGGGTTCAGCTTATGTTCGTTCATTTCACAGAACCTCATTATTTCGTTTCAGCAGGTTCAAATGATGCACAGACTTTGATATCGATAAAAAATTCCGATTTTCTTATGACAAAGACTCTAGATATCACAGTAAAAGACGGTTCACTTATCCCTAAAGATCCCCTTACTCAGCGCAATGAAGCTATAGACTTATGGTCTGCTAATGCTATTGACCCACTTTCACTCTTTAAGAAATTGGACTTTCCAGACCCAGCACAAGCCACCGACCAGCTTATCCTTTGGCAGATGCTTCAAAAAGGACAGATTCAGCCACAACAATATCTTCCGTCATTCTCAGTAGCGCAAGCACAACCACCACAAGGACAACCACAAATACAAGGCACAGGAGGTCCAGCAGTAAATTCTATCGGTCCTAACACACCACCTCAAGCTCCAGCGCCAGCAACAGGAGGAGCGGTCGAACAACAAAGCAAGCAACTTATGGAATCGGTAAAAGTATAATTATCCCAATTGCCAGCTATCAATAATCAATACATAATAAATAAAAAGTTCGATTATTAACAATAAATAAAAACTATGCACCTAGAAAAGGATATTCTAAAAGGAAAACATTTTAAGAAGGGAGAACTCAAAAAAGAAGCTCGAGAAGAGTTAGAGGAAATGAAAGAGAAAGTCAAAGGAAAAATGAAGCATCATTCAAAAGGTTCAAAATATGAAAAAGAGATTATCAAGAAAGGCGAGAAACCTTACATTAAATCATATCCTCAACAAGGAGGTAAACTAAAATAATATGCCACTAACACCAAAAGGAAAAAAAATAGAGCATGCAATGGAAAAGGAATATGGCTCAAAAAAGGGCAAAAAAGTATTTTACGCTTCAGCTAACAAAGGAACTATTAAAGGTGTAGAAGGAAAGAAAAAACATATAGCTCATAAAATGCCAAAACACATTGGTGGCAAACATGATGAGGATATGATTCAAAGTCGTAGATTTATGTAAAAATATTATGAAAAACAAACACGAAGTAAAAAAAGAGATGTCTCAGAAAATGAATCCAGCTACTCACTATATGAATAAAAAAGGAAAAGTAGTGAAGAGAAGCCAGGAGAATTTAAAGGAGTTAAGAGTTCATAATAGATAAAGGTCACATTATTAACCAATTTTAAATACAATGAAAGTACACAAAGAAGGACATTACTCAATGTCGCATGATGAAGGAAAAGTAGAAGGTGAGGGCTACGATATGCACGGCAAGGAGACAAAGAAAGCAGATGGTATGGGATATTCAATGTCTGGTGGTGAATCTCATAATAAAGATAAAACTACCAAGAGTGAATATAACAAAGGCGAGCATGCGCCTGAAGCAGACACAAAAGGTCGTTTTAAGGAAGATAGAGACAAGTAAATGAAACATAATCTGAAAACCCTTTCTGAAATGTCAGAACATCCATCGGGCAAAGAGTTTCATAAAAAGTTTGGTTTGCCTAAAGGAATCAAGCATCATCCTTTGAAAAAGAAAATGGTTGATAAAATGCCAAAGCGTCACAAAACAAAACATGGATACTGGGGAACGATGGGAGAAGAATTGCCTTCACATAAAGAACGAGATGAGTATCACGAAAGACATCCACTAAGATGAACAGAAGAGAAAGAATAATGCACATACTTTCTAGAATGCCGATGAAAGGTTTAACTAAAGGAGAAGCTCATGCAACCTACAAAGCCAGAGTGAATAAAAAGAGAATCCCAGATATTAAAAGTAAGCCCAAGAAAGAAAGCAAGGAATTTAGGAATATGTCAATGGAAGAGTATAAAAATAAATATGGAGATAGCGTGTTTGGTAAGTTAATGTAAAAGTTAGTCACTTTTACAGGAGATGGTAACGACTCCAATTATAATAATCGTTACAGGTTCTCTAGGGTGTCGCCTTTAAAAACCCCCCGTAAAATGGAAAAAAAATATAATCTTGATGCGCCAGCGTTCGGTCCTGATGCTCAAAAAGCAGAAGAGACCTCGGAAGCAACATCCGAAGTTTCGCAAACTAAAGAAGTTGTACAAGATAAAAAGGAATTAGTCACTCCTAAGGAGGAAGTATCAGAAGAGGAGCAGAAGATACCATACTCGAGATTTAAGACGATTTCTGACAGAGCTCGTCAAGCAGAACAAGAAGCACAAGAAGCTCGTGAAAGATATGATAATTTGCTTTCGGAACGAGAAAGAAGAACAGTGGACGCTAAACCCGTAGAGGATGAGAAAGTACTCGACTACTTTATCAAAATGTACGGAGATAACGATAACACTCGCGAAGCTTACAAGTTAGAAATGCAAAGAATCGCTTATATCGAGAAGCGGGCTGAAGAAAAAGCACTTGAATCTTTAGAGAGAGCTAGAACAGAAGAAGTCAGAGCTTTAAGGACAAATGAACAGATTATTGATAATAACCTTGAATCATTAACCGATTATTTGGGAAGACAATTGACTGAATCGGAAGAACTCGGAATCTTGGAGATTGTAGACGAATACACTCCGAAAGATGAAGATGGAAACTATTCAGGCGATCTTATGTCTTTCGACAAAGCATACGAGTTATATGAGTTAAGAAATCAAGT